AACCAAATTCCGTAAACGGAATTTAAACAGGCAAAAGAATAAGCGAACTTATTCTATTTTTGCCATTCTAAAAATTGGATAAAACCAATTTTTGAAGAACCTTGATAAAGTTTGATTTTTTTGATACAAAAGAAGAAGGAGAAGAGCCTAAAGTTTTAGTTTTTTTAAGCTTAAGAAAAGTTTGGTTTTTCTTCACCACCCTCCTAGAGACCCAGCACTTTGAGATCCAGTTCATTTGTATCAAAAGAAATAAAATCAAAATTTTCCTTGTATAAAAAGAGAACAAAGTGAAAGCATTTTTATATAATAAATAAACTAATATGAAAAAAACAATATCAATAAGTAGTAGAAAGGCTAAAGCCAGAAACTTACAAAATAAAGTAAGAGATTCTATATTAAAGAAGTTCCCTTCGTTAAAAAAAGATGAAGACGTGAAAGCAGCTATTATGGGAGAATCTGGTGTCGATATTCAACTTTCTACTAAAGCTAAACAATTATTTCCCTTTAGTATTGAATGTAAAAATCAAGAGTCATTATCGATATGGTCTGCTTTAAACCAAGCAGAGAAGAATTGTTACAAAGATACATCGTCTTTACTTGTATTTAAACGAAACAGAAGTAAAACCTATGCTGTATTAGAATGGGAAGATTTTCTTCGATTATTACATTAAGTGTCAAAAGTCAACGTTGAGTCATGAATATATACAATAAATAAATAAAATTAAGTGATATAAATTATGAAAACAAAATCAAAAAAAGAATTACTATTAATTAATGATATATTCAAAAATCTTCCTAAAAAAAAGTATTTTCAGTGTGATGATATTAAAAGTGCTAAGTCATTTGAAATAATTTATTATTATGAGATTGGATATTTAGAAGAATTCAAAAAGAGAATTGAACGTCAGCTCTATAAAGCTATGCAAAAGGAATTTGGCGATTATAGGATTATTTCAGAAGGATATCATAATTCTACAAATAATCCAGCAAATGAATCTATAACGTTGGTTTATGAAATTGAATTTACTACTCCCCAAAAATAATAAAAAATCATGCCAAAATTTAGTATAAATTCTTTAAATAAGTTAGAAACCTGCCATAACGATTTACAAACATTATTCCATTATGTAATTCGATATTTCGATTGTACCATTTTATGTGGTCATCGCTCCCAATCAGAGCAGTTTGAATTGTATAAACAAGGTCGCATATTAGATGGTGAGTTATGGATTACTGAAAACAAAAATGAGGTAGTAACATACAAAGATGGATTTTGTAAAAAAAGTCAGCATAATTTTGAACCATCCCGAGCAGTAGATGTAGTGCCATATCCCATAGAATGGAAAAATACAGACCGAATGAGGTTTTTCATCGGTTATGTTTTAGGAATTGCACGGATGTTAAAAGATTATAATGCCATCGACGAAGAAATAGTTTCAGGAATTGATTGGAATAGTAATACAATTTTAACCGATCAAAGATTTAGGGATTTTCCCCATTTCCAAATTAAATAAAATATAATAAAATGACATTTAGTGATAAATTACAGTATTATGGTGAACAATTTCAAGAAACAAAAGAAGAAAAATACTTCAATATGTTTTATGAATTGACCTTTGACTATTATAGAGCTATAGGGTATAAATATTATCACCAGCAATACCATAATTTACAAGATATTCTAAATTCCTTTTATTTAAATGTTTTCCAAAAAATTAATAATTATAACCCAGAAAAAGGAAAATTCCATTCGTGGGTTGGTAGAATATTTACAAATGAAGTTTATGGAAATTTTTATAAAAGACACAAATTGGTTTATTTCCCAGATTTTTGGGAGGAACAATTATTTATATATAATTTTGATGAAGAATATGACGAAGAATTATTTATAGAACAAAGTAGTAAACTTAATAATGCAATTAGTAAATTACATGAACCACACCAAACTGTCATTATAGAAAAATATTTCAAAGGATTAATGATGAAGGAGATCGCTGAAAAATATGGTGTTAATATACAAATTGTAAAGAACCAATTACGTAGTGCAAGAGAAAAACTGAAATATTTTGTTGAAGATCCTTGGTATAAATATCCAAGAAAAATACAGAAAAATAAAAATATACTTTATAAAAAAATAAAAGAATATAATGGCGGTAAATTCTCTTGATAAATATTATACACCGGATAATTTGGTTAAATATCATATTAAAAAACTATAGAAATTATAGGGTTAGAAAATATTACAGATATAGTAGAAGGTTCAGCGGGTGATGGAGCCTATATAGAACCCCTAAGAGAAGCTTTTTCAGGTCATAATATAGAATTTTATATGGATGGCTAATAAATTACATGATAATTTTGAATTTGAAGGACCATATGAATCTAAAAAACCTATAAAAGTTGAACGAGCGTTATATTGTGTGCCATTATTTTAATAGTGTCAAGAGTGGACGTTGAGGATGAATATATATAATAAATAAAACAAACGATGATAAAAGGATTTATCGAAGAAACAAAACCATTATCTAAAAAAGAGATACACACCCTTCGGGTGATGGTAAATGGGCTTAAAACATTTCCTCATGGTAAACGATATCATCAAACCGCTGGTTATTTTATAAATCAATTAAAATCCATTGGAATTACTATTAACGAAGCCCGTTTTAGAAAGATAATCCAATATATAAGAGTTAATGATTTAGTATTGGGGATTTGTTCTGATAGTGGTGGTTATTGGATAACAGATGATGCAAAAGAATTATATGATACCCTTAAAAGTTTAAAAGATCGTATTACAAATCAAACTTCAACATTTAATGCCTTAAAACGTCAGTATAAAAAAATGTTTGAAAGTAAAATTAAAAAAAATAAAGAGTTATGGAACAACTAACAGGAGTATTAATATTATTAATTTTATCATTAATATTAAATTTTACATTATCTATTAAACATAAAAAACTTAAAGGAGATTTAAAGAAATGTGAAAATGCCTTTAAAGAATTATTAAAAACCTATAAAAATGAGAATTAACTATCATTATTCCATTCGCTACAAACCAATTTATTTATTTTCATTTGTAAAATATAATAAATATGTGGATCTTACACTTTACAAAAAATATATTTTAAACCAAATTGATGATGCGGTAGATAGTTTAATAGAAAATAATTCATCCCGACAAGCTGTAATGGCAATAAATCGAGGCATTAAAGAGCATTGTTCGTGTTGTCTATCCTTACAATTTCAAATCGTTAAAAAAAGATTAATTCTTATAGCTAATTATAGAAGTCAATGTAAGAAATATGGTAGACCTATAGATGAAATTATGTTGAGATTTTTAGTTACATTTTTTCTTAAAAAACTAAAAAATAAAGGATTAGATTTAAATAAAAGACCTAAAATCCTGGTAAATGTAGGAAATTACCATAAAAATAAATAAAATAAATAAAAACTATGAAAGAAGATGGAGATAAAGAAGAAGAAAAAGTTTTAGATAAAAAGTTTTATGATGAATTATTTGATAAATGGAATAACGAACTTGAAGAATGGATTTCTAAATTTAAGGGAGATTTAAAAAAAATCCACAAGTTGTTTGATAAATAGAAGATCTGGGGTCACCTGGATGTCTCAGCAGCCTTAAAAATAGTAAGTAATAATATCATATAACTAAAAATAAAACCCCCAAGAATGACCCAAATGTATACGAAAGAAATGATAATCGATGTATTAAACCATTACGATTATGATTATAAAAGATCTTTTAAGGATTATTATAAAGACAAATCAGCCCTAAAAATAGAACTAATGAAAATTATTGATGGTATCGAAAGAAAGTTATCTGATATAAAAGAAAGAAAATTTATTAAAGAAGAAAATAAATCCAAAAGAAAATTTAATGAAATTTATTATAAATTATGAAATGGAAAGAATTACAAGAACCTGAGAAAAATTCAAATTTTTCTTTAAAAATAAAAATAAATAAAAGAAGATTTCTAAATAAACCTAATAAACTTAATAATAAAGCAATGCTACAAATATTTTTCCATGATAATCCAGAAGAAATATTAAAAGTAAAAAACTAAAATTAAAAAACATGAATGATAGAAAACATATTAGTAATTTCAGACACGCATATTCCTTTCGAGAAAGAAGGATATATGGAATTTTGTTATGAACAAAAACGAAAATATAAATGTAAAAAAATAATACATATTGGAGATGTAATAGATAACTCTGCCTCTGGTCGTTGGGATGCAAATCCTGATAATTATTCAGCAGGTGACGAACTTCAAAGAGCCAAAAAAACATTAGAAAAATGGTATAAATTATTTCCCAAGGTTTCAGTTTGTATTGGAAACCATGAGGGTCGTATCATTAAAAAAATGTTTACTGGTGGTATAAGTTCTAAATGGTTAAAATCTTTTTCAGAGGTTTTAGGAGTTAATAACTGGGAATTTCAAAATAAATATATCTATGGTAATATTCTTTTTATCCATGGCGATGGAGTAAGTGGAACCAGCGGTCCAATGAGATTGGCATTAGATAGAAGAATGTCAGTTGTATGTGGCCATCAACATACTCTTGGATCATTGCAATTTAATTCAAGTGGAAAAAATCAAATATTTTCAATGGTTGTAGGCTGTGGAATTAATAAAGAATCCATAGGATTTTTATATGCCAGAAATTATATTAAAGAACCCGTTTTAAGTGCAGCAGTAATCCTTGAAAATGGAACGTTTCCGATATTAATCCCCTTTAAATAACGAAGAATGAATGGATAAAAATGAAAAACAACAATTTATATTATTATATATAGAGAATTATTATGAAGATTTTCAGAAACAAGCTTATATAAAATTAAAACGATCTAAAAAAATATTAAATATAAAACAAGATCTTTATCATCAAGAATTATTGAGTGATGTTTTATATTCAATTATAGAAAAATTTAAGGATGAAAAAAAATTAGATCGTTTTTATTTAATGGCAAAAGAGGATAAATTATGTTTATATATTTATAAAGCTATTGATATTAATTGTTCAAGTTTTCAAGCTCCTTTTTTACAAAAGAATATTAAAAAAAGAGGTTTGCCTTTTAATGATAATATAGATACTGGTTTTATACAAAAACCCGCAATGGATTCAGATACAGAAAAATTTGAAGAAATGAGTAATGAAAAGAAAATATTAATTAAGAAGGTTTATAAATTATTAGAACCAGAAAATGCAAAAAGAATATTTGGGCCCCATTGGAAATATTTTATTTTAATATTTCATGAATATATGGATAAACCCAAAACTTCTTATAAAAAGATAGCATTAAAATATTCAACAAGTGAGTTTAGTATTTATAACCATTTACATATTATGTATAACAAGATAAAAAAGGAAATAAATAAATAAAAATAATAATAAAATGAAAAAATTTTTAGTAAAATTAATTAAAGCTCCATTTCTTATGGTAAAATATTCTATAATATTTATACTACAATTTGTAGCTATTATATTTATAAGTATTGGGCTTTTAATTTATGGTATATCATTTTTTATAAAAGATTATAAGACTGCCGTAGAATTAATAAAAGAAACCGTAAAAAAATTAATAGAAAATGGATAAAATAAAAACCTATAAAGAAAAATATACAGAAAATTTAAAACCTTGGCTTTATGGAGATTTTGAAGTAATAGATGCTTCAGGTGCTGGCCGTCCACGAATTATAGAAAGTCCTAAGATAATGGCTGAAATTGCTTTAGAATATTTTGTTCAAAGAGAAACATCGGGCCAACCCCTTACTTATATAGGACTTATACTTCAATTGGGTTTATCATCAAGAAATTCCCTTGATAGATATAAAGGTTATAGTAAAGATTTTAAAGAACTTATTGATGTTATTAAACTTATAATTGAAGAATTTATAGTATCCGAATTATATACTAATAATTTTAGGGCATCCCAATTTCTTCTTAAAACTAATTATAAATATTCAGAAGAAATTCATCAAATAATTGAGAATAAGGAATATAGAATTAATATTAATAAGCCTAAAGAAGAATAATTTTAGTAACCCCATGGAACCAGTAAATATAAATATAGATGATTTAAATGAACGACAATATGAGATAGCTGAAGATATTATTAATACACCGCCATCAGAAACTAAATTTTTTGTTTTACGAGCAAGTAGACAATCAGGAAAAACCTTTCTTCTTAATAGATTGCTTTTAAAATTTTCATTTAGTAAACCTAATTTAAAAGGATGTATGGTTAGTGCATCCTTTATCCAATTTAATAAACTATGGCGTGATATTATTGAGTTAACGCCACCAGCCCTTATTAGAGAAATTAATAAATATATAAATTTGTTAACATTTAGTAATGGGACTTCTATTCAATTTTTTACAGCAAGAAATTATGAAAGTATAAAAGGAAATACATTTGATTTTCTATTATGTGATGAAGTAGCACTTTATCCATTAAATAGTTTAGAATTTATAACACCAGTTTTAGATGCCAGAAAAAATTCTAAAGGTATTCTTGTTTCAACCCCTATGGGTAAAAATGATTTTTATAAAATTTGTATGCAAGGATTAAATGAAAGATCAACCTTTGTTAAACATTATAAAATGAGTTATCTTGATAATCCTAATTATGATATACGTTCAGTTAATGAAAAACGAAAAACAATGGTTGATGCCATCTTTAAAAGTGAATATCTTGCAGAGTTTGTTTTTGGATTTTCAAGTGTATTTGGAGAATTTAAACAATATCAATTAGTTGAGAATTGGATAGAACCTCAACCTAATGAACAATATTTTGGAGCCATTGATGTTGCCGGCGGAGGAGATGATAGTACAATTTTAACTATCATAAATGAAAAAGCTGAGGTTGTTTTTATATATGAATGTAAATCAGGTAATATTCCAGAACAAGTAGATGAATTAGCACCCCATATTAATAGATATAATAATGCCTTTGTAAAGGGAGAATGTAATGGTTTAGGATTAGGCCTTGTTGAAATGCTCCAATTAAAATGTCAAAATGTTACTAAATTTTGGATGACTAATCAATCAAAAAATGATTTAGTATCAAGAGCTAAGAAAGCCCTTTTTAATAAAACCTTAATACTTCCTTCTATAGATTTATATCCAAAATTAGATAATGAAATGACATCATATATTGTAACCCGCACAAGTACAGGATTACTTACTTATAGGCATGAAAATGGCCTTCATGATGATACCGTTGATAGTATGTTAATAGCTAATTATCAAAGAGAAATAAAAATGGCCGGTCCAGGTATAGAAATTATTACTGAAGATAAAAAACCTGAAGAAATGAATTATTTTGAACGAAAAGAAATGATGGAAGAACCTTATGATGATGATGATGATTATTAAAAATAAATAAAAATATGAAAGAAAAAACTAAAATTTTAACAGAGAAACAAAAAGAAAAATTAAGAATAAAAGAAGAAGCTAAAAGAGCGGCTGCTATTGTGGCTGAAAAACAAAGAGTCTTTTTAAAAGTTAATTCCCGAAAATGATTAATGTAAATTTTAATAATCATATTGTTAAAATTCCTTCAAATCCTGATGAAATAAATCTTGAAAAGGGTTTAAATATCCATTCTGCGTGGTTTAATCAGGAACATAATAAAGAAACCAAAATAGAAGTACTTAATTTATTAAAACCCTTACAGTTATGGAACAGTTTAACAGAAGAATCCCTTGATAATATAATTGATAATCTGAATTTTATAAATGATGATAAAATGGAAATTATATATTATCCATCCTTTAAACTAAATAAGAAAAATTATGGTTTACATAAGTTTAAATATTTAACGGTTAAAGAATATATGGATTTGGAATTTTATTTGTCTTATGATAAGGATCCTCTTCTTTATTTAGATAAAATATGTAGTATATTATATAGACCCATAAAAATTAAAAATAATTTTGTTAAAAATATATTATTTAATATAATAAGAGGTCTTTTATTTAAGAATTTAAAACCCCTATTATTTAAAAGTTATGAAATAGAATCTTATATTGATAAACATAGGAAAAATAGTAATTTATTTAAAGAACAATTTACTTATTCAATGGGTATTTCAACTTTAATTCAATACAATTTATATAAAGAACAATTAAAAGAGGAATTTCCAGTATTATTTAAAACAGAAAATAAAGAAGAGGATCCTTTTGCTGAACAAGAAAAAGAATATTTAAAAACACATAAAATCGGACCCGGTTTCGAAGAAAAATGGGGAATGTATCATATTTTTATACAATTAGTACCTGATTTAAGTGAAAGAATATTATGGGAGACCAAAGATATTAAAGAATTTTTAAAATATCTTGTATATACAAATAAAGTAACACAAATAAAAAATCAAGATGGCTAAAAAAGAAACCATTATACATGTAAAGATAGAAGGTGATGCTATAAAAGATACTGAAAAACTTTCTGATAATATGAAGGATGTTAAGAAAGAAGGTGGCGAAGTTACGGAAACTTTCGGAATTATGCAAACTGGTATTGGAAAAATGGCTACCGGAGTAATTGCATTTGGTAAAAAAGCAGTAATGGCCTTTAAAACTGTTAAGGGTGCTATTATATCTACAGGAATAGGAGCTTTAGTGGTGGTTGTAATTTCTTTAATCCAATATTTTACAAAAACTGAAGCAGGTGCTCAAAAACTTAGAGTTATAATGGCTGGGCTTGGCCAAATTGTTGCTAACATAACGGAGTTTTTTATCCAATTAGGGAAAGTTATAGTAAATATATTTGAAAAACCAAGTGGAGATCTTAAAAACGGTATTGATGAAGTTGGAGATTCTACTAAAAATGCTGAAAAAGAATTAAGTTATTTTGAAAAAAGATGGAAAGAAGTAGGTGAACGATTTCAGGGTTTTAAAGATTATATTATTGCTAATTTTAATTTATTAAAAACTTCAGCAAAAGTATTAGGATTACAAATAAAGTCAGTATTTACTTTTGATAAAGGAAAAAAAGAAAAAATTCAAGCGGATTTACAAGACCTTGGAAATGAAATAATTAAATTATCTGGTGATGTTGAAGCAGCATATTGGAAAATGCATGGTGGTGCAGAAGGTCTTACAGCAGCCGCCGAAGCTTTAGCTGATAGAGATAATGTATTAAGAGTAGATACAAGAAAAAATCTTGTTAAAGAAGCAGAATTAAATGTAGATCTTGCTTTAGCACGATCAAAAATGAATGATGTTGAATTAACAACTATAGAAAGACTTAAAGCGGTAAAAGCAGCTACTGAAATCCAAAATGAAATATCTGATGAAAAAATAAGACTTGCAAAAGAAGCATATGAAATAACAAAGGCACAAAATGCATTAGCATCATCAGGAGAAAAAGATTTAGATAAAGAATATGAACTTAAAGCAGCATTAATAAATCTTGAAGCTGAAAGAGCCAATAAACAAAAGTTATTTATAATAAAAGGTTCGGCCCTTCGTAAACAAGAAATAAAAAGGATAGAAAAAGAAGCTGAAGATGAAAAGAAAAGAATAGAAAAAGAAATAGAAGATGAAGAAAAAAGAATTGAAGCTGAAAAAGAAAGAAAACTAAAGTATCAAGATGAAATTAAAGCATTAGAAGATGAAAATTATCTTGAATCATTAGATTCTGATGCTGAAAAAAGAGAAGCAGCCATTGAATTAGAACAAGAACAATTTGAAGAAGATTTACAAAGAAGATTAGATAATGGGAAAATAACTGCAGCTGAATTACTTGAGTTACAAAAACAAGGTGATATAAAGTTTGCTAATCAACGAAAAAAATCAGGAGAGTTACAAAAACAAGGTGATATAAAGTTTGCTAATCAACGAAAAAAATCAGGAGATGAACAACTTGCAAAACAAGCAGTATTAGATCAAATTGAGATTAATAATAAAAATGAAGTTGAACAAGCTAAACTTGATGTAGTTAATCAAGCAATAAACGTTCTCGGAAATATTTTTTCAGAAAATAAAGATATTCAATTAGCTTTAATGATGGTTGGAAAAATAATGGCCGTTGCCCAAATAATTCAAAATACTGCAATTGCAAATGCTAAAGCTGCTGCAGCTTCTCCTGTAACAGGAGGATTACCATGGACAGCTATAAATACAGTTTCAGCTGGTATTTCAATTGCAGGAGTAGTTGCATCAGCAGCTAAAGCAGTACAAGAATCTAATGCAGTACACTCGCCTAAAAAAGAATTAGGTGGTTGGCTTAATGGTCCATCCCATGCAACTGGTGGTATTAATGTTGAAGCTGAAGGTGGAGAATTTATTGTTAATAAAAGATCCATGGCAAATCCAATTCTTGCCCAATCAGTTATTAATGCAAATCAAATGGGTAATGCTGGAATTACACCATTAACTGAAGAACGAGTTATTGAACTTGCCGCCCAAGTAGTTAAATCTATTCCAGTTTATAATATAGAAAGTGAATATTCTGGATTACAAAGAAAAGTTAATAATAGAGAATCACCCTTTACAAGATAAAAATTAAAAATTAAATAAAGATATGGAAAATTTAAAAACATATGAAGTTAAATTTAGAAAAAATAAAAAAAATGGTGTTTATAATATTAGTTATGTAAATGAACCGGGAATCCTTGTTGATTGGATAAGATTATCTAAGTTAAAGGATGATAAAAAGATATTTTTAAGTTTAGATAAGAGTCGAAGAATAGTAACCGGACCCGTAATGATTCCGAACTTCAAGATTTTAAGGAGCGCCGAAGATTTAGGTAAGGAAGAAATGGGATATATGTTTTTTTCTGCTAATACTATCAAGAATTTACAGGAGTTATTTATGTTAAATGATTTTTCAAATAATATTACATTAGGCCATGAAGTAAAAACAGAGGATGCTAAATTAATTGAATCTTGGATTATTACAGATCCTAAAAATGATAAAGTAAATGCTCTTGGTTTTAAAGATCTTATTAAAGGAACTTGGATGAATTCCTATAAAATTTTAACTGATGAATTATGGAATGATATTATACTTGAAAAATTTAATGGTTTTTCTATTGAAGCCCAAGGATTTGATTTTATAGAAAAAATTAATATGGCAAAAGATAAAATTTCAGAAGAAGTAACATTAGAAGAAGTTTCAAAAATTATTTTAGAAAAAATAATAAACATGAAAAAAGATGAATTAAAATAAAATATTGATGCTCCGGCAGGCGCAGTTTTATTCAGGTTAGGGCCCCTTTAGGGGGCCCTTTCTTTTGTTTAAGTATCATATTACTTACCATTTTTAGGGTCGCTGGTTCATTCAGATGGCCCCCTAATTTTTAAAAATTACCAACCTTATTAAAAAATAAATTATTTTCTTTAAAAATATATTATATATTATAGGAAAGTAAATATAAAATAAAATACGAGAGTTATGAATAAATCAGATTTAATTGATTTTATAAATAAAATATTTCCAAATAAAGAAGATGATAAATCTTCTGAAGAAACCAAACTTGAACAATTTACATTAGAAGATGGTGTTATTATAGAATATGAAAGTTTAGAAGTTGATCAACCTATTTTTATTGTAAAAGAAGAAGGAAATGAACCTCTTCCTGATGGTGAATATGTAATTGGTACAAATTTAGTTATTGTATTAGATGGTAAAATTTCTAATGTAACCGAAAAACAAGTTGAAGAAAAGAAAGAAGAAGTTGAGAAGATTGAAGAAAAGAAAGTGGAAGTTAAAGAATTAAAACAATTAGAATTTGCTAAGATTTTTGATATTAGCAAATGGACTTTACAAGTGGAGAATGAAGATTTTAAAGTTGGCGATATCGTAATGGTAAAATATGATGAACAAACGGAAGCTCAACCTTTAGTTGATGGAGAATATTTTTTAGAAGATGGAAGGAAAATGCAAATTGATTCAGAAGGTAAAATTGTATTAATTTCAGAAAAAACTACTGAAGAAAAGAAAGAAGAAGAAGTTTCCTTTTCTAAAGAAGATCTTGATAAAAAAATTGAAGCAAATAAAAAAGAATTTGATTCAAATTTAGAAAAAGAACAAAATAATTTTAAAATTGCGCTTGAAAAAATAACTAATGGAGTAAAAGATTCAAAAGTTATTCAAGCCCCTATTGAAACAAAAGCAAAAACTTCAACTCTTAAAGAAAGGGTTTTAAAACGTCTTGATAAAGAAAGACAAGAAGAATTTTAAAAATTAAAAATAAAAAAATATTATGGCAACAGATTTTAGCGTAGCAGGATTAGCAGCATGGACCGCAGCAGATCCAACAAAAACATTACAAACAGCTTTACTTTATGAAAATGAAGGAGGTACTTGGGATACATTTGATTATCATACAGGTGTAAAATATAAAACTAAAGTTCCTAACTTTTCAGCAGTAACTACAGATATTTCTACTGGCGCAATAGAAGGATATAATACTCCTTCTGGATCAGTAACTATGAAAGATGTTGAATTAGAAACAACACCTTTAAAGGTTTTTGAATCTTATACAAAAGCTGTATTAGCACAAAAAATAACAACTCCTTTAGAAAAAAGAGGTACAGATCCTGAGGAACTTCCCTTTGGAGATGTTTTAATGGATCTTAAAGGTAAGGATTTATTTTATGATAATGAACAATTAATATGGCAAGCTGAAAAGGATGCTTCAATTCAAGATGCTGGAAAAGTAATCGGTCAAATAGATGGAATTCTTGCACAAGTAAGTGCACTTGGTACAGGTACAGAAGCAAGAGTCTCAGTTTGTGCGGGAGTAGCGGATAATGCAGAAGCTTTTTATGGCCTTGCAGATAGTTCTATTCGTAACCTTGTAAGATCTCTTGTTTTAAAAAGAAATGAAGTTCTTCCTAAGCTTATCAAAAAAGATATGATTATGGCAATGAGCCCTGCTAATTTTGATGGATATGCAACTGCATTATTTGGACTTAGTGGACAAATAACTAAGGATACTATTGGAGCAGATGGAGAAATTACCCAAACAATTAAAATTCCTGGTTCAAAAATTACTGTTAGAGGTATGATTGGACTTGATGGAAAAAATGAAATTCTTTTAACAGTTCCTGAAAATATTATAGTAGCTTATGATTTAAAAGGTGAAGACGAACAATTAGAACTTTGGTATAATAAAGCTGCAAAAAGACATGAATTATTCGGAGCTTATAAATTAGGAGTAAAAGTAGTTGATCCTTCACTTTGTGTAATAAGCCTTCCAGCTACTGTTTCTACATTATAAAAAATAAAAATATAATAATATGGCAAGTTTAACAACTATCCCAAGGGATGATAATAAAAATGCAAGCGGAATAAATTATGTTTTATTAGCTAATTATGCTGATGTAAGTGTAAATATTGATTCTTCAGCATATGCAAGTTTTGATCCATCAAGCTCAACAGTATGGACAAAATTTATAATGCCTGGTGAAAGTTCAAATTGGAGTGAAACCCAAGCTGGAGCCGGACCTGTTCAATCAAACTTTTTTACACAAACATTAACATTAGCTTTTGGTAGAAATGATACAGTAAAACGAAATAATGCTAAAGCATTATCTACTTCAGCAGTTGTAGCAGTTGTACGAGAAAATTCTAAAAATAATATATGTTTAGGATCAGAAAATGGATTAATATTAAATGGCGGAACAACAGGTAGTGGAACTGCAATGGGTGATGGAAATGTAAATACAATGGTATTAACAGGAAATGAATCGATTCCATATGGTTTTGTAACCGACGCTTCTTTAGCTGAAATTACTCCCTAACATAATATAACATAAAACAATTTTTTTTAAGGACATTCTAAATAGGATGTCCTTTTTTATGTAATAAATTAAAATTGTTGTTAATATATTATATAATATATCAATATACCTGAGTTTCACTGAGTTTACCAGAGTTTAAAAAAATAAAGAAAATTAAATAATATGGCTATATTAAAAATATATGAAGGAATAAATCTAATGGATCCAGGAAAGGGTACTTTTGATAGTGGTACTGAGAGTTGGGTGGCTTATCCTAATGATACTATTGAAAATGATGCAGGAGCATTGAAGGTTACTTATGTTGAT